TTGTGTTCCTGCGTTACCTTGTGCTCCAACAATACCTTGGATACCTTGTTCGCCTTGAGCACCTTGTGTTCCTGCGTTACCTTGTGCTCCAACAATACCTTGGATACCTTGTTCGCCTTGAGCACCTTGTGTTCCTGCGTTACCTTGTGCTCCAACAATACCTTGGATACCTTGGGCACCAATAGCACCCTGCGCACCCGCATTACCTTGTGCTCCAACAATACCCTGAGAACCTGTAGCACCAGTAGTACCCTGTGCTCCTGCGTTACCTTGAGCACCAATAATACCCTGAGCACCTTGTTCACCCTGAGAACCTTGAGAACCCGCATTACCCTGTGCACCAGTAAAACCTCGAGCACCTTGAGAACCAACCGCACCCTGTGATCCGACACTACCTTGAGCACCGGTATCGCCTTGAGGGCCAATATCACCTTGAGAACCCTGAGCACCAACAGCACCCTGAGCACCAACAGCACCTTGCGGCCCTGCTTCACCAGTAGTACCCGTTGGCCCTTGTGGGCCAGGAGTTGTACCTGCGGGCCCTTGTGGGCCGGGTTCACCGGTATTTCCTATCGGGCCTTGTGGGCCAGGAGTTGTACCTGCGGGGCCCTGTGGCCCTGCGTCACCTTGAGTACCAATCGGGCCTTCCGCTCCTTGAGGGCCTGCGCTACCTTGGGAACCAACCTCACCTTGAGCACCAACGTCACCAACGGCACCCTGAAGACCTTGATCTCCTTGTGGGCCCTTAGAACCTTGAGCACCAACGTCTCCGACATTACCTTGAATACCGATAGAACCTTGAGCACCAATAGCACCTTGAGCACCTTGCTCACCAACGTTACCTTGGATACCAGCAGAACCCTGAGAACCTACAGCGCCTTGAGCACCTTTGTCACCAACATTACCTTGGATACCGACAGAACCTTGGGCACCAATAGCACCCTGCGCGCCTTGCTCACCAACGTTACCTTGAATACCAGCAGAACCCTGAACACCTACAGCACCCTGTGCTCCAACTTCACCAACGTTACCCTGAATACCGATAGAACCTTGAGCACCAGCAGCACCCTGTGCTCCAGCTTCACCAACATTACCTTGGATACCGACAGAACCCTGAACACCTTGAATTCCTTGTGGGCCTATTTCTCCGACATTACCTTGAAGTCCTTGTTCACCAACTGAACCCTGAATACCTTGGACACCAATAGGGCCTACGTTACCTTGTAGTCCTTGAGAACCCTGCGCACCAACTGCGCCCTGTGCTCCGACTTCACCAACATTACCTTGAATACCTTGGTCACCTTGATTACCCTGCGCACCTTGTGCTCCAATTTCACCAACATTACCTTGGATGCCCTGAACTCCAGTACTACCTTGAGCGCCTTGAGCACCAATCTCTCCAACGTTACCCTGAAGACCTGTAGCACCAATTGCCCCTTGGACACCTTGGACACCGATAGGGCCTACATTACCTTGTAGTCCTTGAGAACCTTGAGCACCCTGAGCACCCTGTGCTCCAATCTCTCCAACATTACCCTGAAGTCCCTGAGCACCCTGAGCACCTTGTTCACCCTGTGCTCCAATTTCTCCGACGTTACCTTGGATACCTTGGTCACCTTGAGGGCCTTGTTCTCCTTGGTTACCGCGTTCACCGACATTACCTTGGATACCTTGGACACCAGTGATACCACGAACACCCTGAGGCCCAATCTCTCCGACATTACCCTGAGAACCTTGGGTACCAATTGCCCCTTGGACACCTTGGACACCAATAGGGCCCTGCGGCCCGATGATTCCTTGAGCACCCTGAGAACCAATTTCCCCCTGACCACCTTGAGGGCCCTGTGGCCCCGTATCACCAATCTGAGTGTTCTCGATAGTGTAGTTAATTAAATCAATCTCATACTGTAAATTGATGGTATTTGAGTTTAATGTCGTGAGAATAGTATCATGTTGCGTGACGCGTGAATCCAGAAAACTAATATTGTTCTGGTTGTCAAGAACAGTTTGAACATTCAATCCATTTAGGTAAGTGCCAACTGAACTATCAATATAATTAGAAATAAATTCTGGGGTAATAGTACCCGCTGCGCTCATATCAACAAGCGAGAACATCTCTTGAAAGTTCGCATTGATTTTAGCAGAGGCGTCTCTTAGAGTATCACCTTTCCCGTCATTAACCGAGGTGCCTGTATTAATAATTTGCCGAGTCATTGTGCTCTATTTCCTTTTTTATTATCCACCGCCTTCACCCGCATCCATAGTTTCGTAGGTCTGTGACGCATCCAATCCACCATCGTCTAGTGTAGGTGGTTTAACACCAACCCACTCTGCGACACTATCGTTGAAGTCGTCTACAATCTGTTGAAGAGTTATACCGTCATATTTCTCTAGAGTTTCTAAAGAACTTATAAGTATACCTTCTCCGGCGTCTTTCTGTGCTTGAGTTCTCGCATCTACTGGGTCATTCTCTTCCATAACAAGTAAAGAGTATGTGGGTCGTAGGTCTACGTCTATGGGTGTTGTCTGTATTTCAATAGCATAACTAGGTATTTCTAGTGGGTCTGTTGTATCCCCCGCTTTCAAATAAACTTGTGCTTCACTTAATGTCTGTACTTCCGCAGAAAGGTACCATCCAGCGGGGTGTACCATTTTCTTATAAAAACTTTGATAATCGTCTAATGACATACCTGTTTTCAAAAGAATTGAGAATATCTGATATTTTCTATCGTCCTGAATATACTTCAGAGACTTAGGCCCTATTAAAGAGTTGCCCGGTCTGTCATTTAAAATGAATATGTTATTCTTAGGGTACACGACCTCAACATCCTCGTCAAAGAATGCTTTAAAGAATTCATTCACCGATAACACAGTACCTTTAGCGCGATAGAAGTCTGCCAGTAATCGAGTCATCAACCTAGCGTCTTGCTGTGGATGAAATGATTCTCTTGTCAACCCATCACTTATCTCTGATATTAAAGTATCTAGGTCTATTAGATTAACGTGCGATATATCACGAGCATTAAACAAATCATAAATCTGTTCACTGAATGTTGCTAATCCCTGTTCTTCCTGATACTCATAGTACTTCTCAAGAAATTCTACTAATCTTGGATATTCGCTTTGATAGAATTCAGGAAGTACACCCTTTACTATGGGAGCGTGGAAACTCGGTCGATAAATTTCCTTTCCAATAATTTGTGCCATTATAGAGAGACCCTAGTTGTACCATCATCTAATACAGCCTCTGTAGTTGATAATGATTTGTCTAGTGATATCACATAGTTACGTAAAGGTTTTACTGTACTCTGGTTAGCAGGTGTAGCACTTACTTTAATAGAACCGCCAACATAAGAATCTTTATCGATTGACAACGCAATCAGGGATACCTTACCTTTAGCTGGGTCATACGTACCGATGTTATCTATTTTAACTATATTATTCAGATCAACTAACTGTAGTCGAGTAGAACCTAGTTTGTTTTTAATGCTAACATTCTGTCCCTGCCACTTAAATCCAGTAGACGTTATGATATAGTCATCATTATCTGGGTTAGCTAATATAACTGGGAAGTTTAATGTCCAGTTTCTGGTTATTTCCGAAACAAGTTGACCTGTCGCGGATTCGATTGCCGCAATTTCTGTGGAGACTGGAATACGTTGCTGTAATTTAACATCCATTCTAGAGTTGATTATGTACTCTGATATTTTATCAATTTCAGTCAATAAGTTAGAACGTCTAAATGTAGAGTTAAACTTCTCTAAATTAGCTGACACAAAGTCATCTACGATGACATTCACCAATGCTTGAAGAGTTTCGACAGAAGAAATGTTTTTGGTCTGGTCTACTTGGAAAACTGTGCGCAATTCGAGGTATGTGGTTTCTGGGTCAACAAACTCAGTGTCGATAGACATAATAGATAACTTAGAAGTTAAGTTGTCTTTAATACTACCCTTAACAGTTTCTTGAGCAAACTCACTGATACCGTCAATAAAATTAAGACTTACAAATACCTTACCGTACTGTGGAGGTTCGTTATCGTTACCACCCCAACAGAAAACATCCTTGATAAAAGGTGAAAATTTCTGGGATATTAATGTACTATAGTCATTCGCAGTAACCAATCTTTGCTGTGAAGTAAACCCACGAGGTGCGTTCAACTTAATTGACGAAGTAGTTTCTCTTGCAGAACCTCCATTAGCTGGAGTAATCGTGGTAACATTAACTGAGTAAAAGTTACTCAAGTAACTAATTTGTGCCGTAGAGAATACAGACGCACCATTAGGTTCCGCCCCTCGTGAGGAACGGTACTTTATTTGTATACGGTTACCCGCAATAGGACTACTGCCTAGGATTCTACCACCACCAAAATAAATCTCATAGAACCCATTGGATGACTCACGCAACATAAAGATGTGAGAATTTCTATCAATAGTAGATACTTTGTCAATATTAGTGTAATTTAAACTATCTACACCAGTCCAGTCGCTAAACACTTGGACTTCCATACTGTCTGTATCAATCGTTGCGTCTTCAATAACATATACGTTATCGTCAGAAGCGTTACCTACTAAGAAGTTCTTAGTTTTAATTTCACCTTCATAAACGGTTATAAGTTCACTACCTGCTGCCGTCTGGAATATATACTGGTCACCTGACTTTCTAGAAGTATATTCGCTGGGCGTTTTAAATGAATATAGTATATCATCATACTGAGCAAATAATTCTGTACCTTTCGGTAAGGATATAATATCAGGCCCGTTGGGAATAACTACTGATATTTTAACTTCAGCAGATGACGCAGTTCGAGATTTAGGTACATACCCTAAAAGTTCCGCATGGTTAACCACCGAAGTACGAAGTTGTGCCGTAGTGATGAATGACTCATTGATAGCCATATTAGCAATCAGACCATTCACATGAGTGTTATAAGCGAGAACATCTAGTATGCTAGATAGTCCAGACGCTTCAAAGTCATAATCAGTAAACTCACCACTTTGCTTGTAGTAGGTCTTCAGTTTATTTTTAATGTTTACAAAATCGAGATCCGACGTTGATATAGGCATTTAGCGTATCCTCGCAATATTCACGTTCAAACTTACCTGCTCTAATGTACTGATAACCTGAAAGGTGATTGTTAAATCTAAAGAGTTATAATCGGGTGAAAATTTACTAACGACCCTTTGTAGTTTCGCTCGTGGTTCGTAATTATTAATAGCGTTGCGTACCATCGATTTGATATTATCGTCGTCAAACTCATCACCTAACTCAAATAACATACCTTCCAAGTTCGCTCCAAATGACGGAGCAAAAGGTTTAGACCCTCTGTTACACAACAAAAGATTCTTGACAGACTGAGCCACAGAGGAGGCCTCCGTCTTCTTGTATATATCTCCAGATGGTTTCACCGTAAACGAACAATCGATATCCGAGTTTTTCTTTTGAATAGAACTCGTGATTGGTCGAGTGGTAAGATTGCCATCTTCTATTGATGTGAGTTTTTTAACTGACATGGGCTTCCAACTCTTTTTGTAGTATTTATACAGTTTGCTAAGGCGCAACAATCTCAATCTTGGTAGGAATGCCGAGTAATTCCAAAACATCACAAAAACTTAGCGTTAATAGTTCTAACAACTTACCGAGTCCGATGGCATCAAGGAATTTTTTAATCTTTTTTATCCATATACTCAATAAATGCCATTGCCAGTTAAGCGCAAAGTCGCGAGCACCTTTCTTGAAGTTATCAATATCTTGCTCTGCGGATTTAACTTTTCCTTCCATGTCACCGCCTATGATATCATCATATACGTTGAAACCAAGAATTTCTATTTCTTTCAATTGGTCAGCAATCATCGCATAACCCTTACCTTGAAGTTTAGCCTTCTCAGCATCTAGGTCGGGTTCCGACATGCCTTCGAAGAATCCTTCAACTCGTTCTATTTGTTGATTGACTTCGGCAATCTTATCTTTAACTTCATCCTCTATCTGTTTGATAGTAGAATCTATCCATTCATTGATATCAAAGTTCAATAGGTCTGGGAGTGAAGGTAATCCTAATGCGTCCCAAATCTCTTTAAATTTTTTGATGAGTTTGTTAAACAGATCCCACACCAGATTGGTAACCGCATTCATCATTTCAGACTTGATATATTGCCAAGTGATTTTCGCTTTCCACTCGCGGCACTTTACACCGTACGTACCATCCCATGACCGGAGAGGTTCTGGAATTAATAGATATAGTTCGTCAAGTCTTTCTTCAATCTGTAGTTTGATTCGGGCCTGTTCTTCGTCAGTGAATATTTCTAAAAGGTTTATTTCAATCCCCATTATATTCAAATTGAAGTCAACCGGTAACAGTTTAGATATTAGTTCCGCGATCTTGACTGGGATGAATAATTGATAATCTTGAATCAATTCATTGAAGGCATCGTCCGCCTCCTTTTCCCAATTTCGAATCTTCCCTTCTTTGTCCCAATACGGAGCAAGTAAATCTGATACCTGTTCAATAGTAGTTTCTACTTCGGTAATAATATCTTGTAATTGATCTATAAGCTCTTGTGCTTCAGCATCAACCTCGTCGACGAATTGATCTTTAAGGTCGATTATATTTTGTCTTAATTGCGTTGGGATGTTAGATAACTTATTAAACTCTTTGACAATGTCCGCACGAGTAGGAGGGAATCCACCCTCGCACGGTATCTCAATTCCTAATTCTAATATGGAAAGTTGATCTACCGCTAACACGCTCAAGGTTTTTAATACATCTAACTGTCCTTTACTGACCGAAGATACTGACGCTATTGGATTAGGTGGTTTAATCTGTAATACCGGTGTATCTACTACCGGAAACTCTTCTGAATCAGCCATTAGACATTATCCGCCCGAGTTTAGTGTTATAAATTCGCTACCATTAATGTTTACTGTATTAGCAGACACCGAAACCTTACCGTGACTTCCACCCACAGTTAAATTTATAGAGACTGGTTTATCCCCATTTGCGGGTACATATATGGAGATATTACCATCCTTATCCATTTCATAGTACGCACCCCCTTTATGCTTTTCTTTGATACGTTCAGCGCCAGGCGTATCATCATACTCTTTATAATGTCCGGTCTCTGTCTCGTATACCTTATTGAGAGGGTAGTTCTCCTTTGCCTTCTCGTTCGTATCCCCTGTTTTGGGTACAGTACCAATCACCATAGGCAACTGAGAGTTCTTCCCGTCAAGGAACATACCGAACACTTGTGTACCCTTTAGGATACCTAGGTTCTGCCCTTTACCTTCGTGGATACCCGTAGTGACAGGTACAACTATCTGGGCCCAAGGTAGGTCTTCGTCAGGAATTTCATCATATACACCGAAAACCCTAACCCTGACTCTACCCAATTTCTCTGGGTCGTCCTTTACATTGACAACCTCACCCATAAACCATCTAGTCTGGTCGCCATAAAAATCTATTGAATTCTGCGGTATCATTGATTGGTCACCTTTTCATCCGACAACTTCACACAAGTGAGTGTCGCTACATAATTTTCAGCTCGGAACGCATGTTTAACCCCGAAGATGAGAAAGTCACCAGACTTCTTCATATCAATTGAGGTGGTATCATTACCATCTTCGGTGTTTATATTAGCAAGAAATCTGAGTCTGATTTTTTTACCTATACTATTATTACGTCTCCCTTTCATAAACTCGATGAAATTAACACTAATAGTAAGAGGACTCTTTTTCAAAACATGATCCATGCTCTTATTAATAACACTTAGTTTATAGTTAGCAAAGTCATCACTTTGTGATAGTGAATTAAACCCTTCATACGCATCCGTACTACCAATCTGAGTAATCTTGCGACTCTTTTTCGTATTGAGTTCCGATTTTCTGAAATAATCTAGCGCATCCGAAGTATTAGATATGAGCTTGTCATTTTTTATTTTCTGTGTAAAGTCCTTATCAATATCAAATATACCCGAGACTCTTTCGTTTTTAGTTATATCCAGAAAACTATATTCACCACCCACGATACCTTCGGAAATCATTTTAAATAAGTTATCAGTATTTTTGAACTGATACCCTAGTATAGTACGTCGTCTGATTTTAGACTCATTGTCATTACCTTGAGGTATGTTCGCTTGTATATGGGCGAATGGTACGTCCGGATTAATAACATCTTGTTCCATCAGTGTTTTGAGGTCACTGAAGATCAACTCATCTCCGATAAGAGAAGAGTATAGGTAGAAAGGATATCCTTCCTTAGTACTAGAATTATTTTTTATCCAAGAGATTGATTCCATCGGTGTTAAGTTAGGTACAATCACCCGCATCTCTTGTTTATCAGTGTCAGTCGAAGATACTTTCTTATTAATCAAGTCACTGATAGACCCAATAATTTTAGACGGTTTTCCGGAATACTGACGGTTAACATTAATCATATTAGACTCGTAAGCGATATCTTCTATGAGATGAACTACAACATTTTCTACCGTATCATGACCTTTCTGCGAAAACAAAACTTGCGTTATATAAAACGTTTTGGCGATAACTTTAGCATCAAGATCATCAGTCACTATCAGTTCTACATGAACTTTCTCACCACCCTGTAAATAACCACTTGTTATAACATCTCCGCTATCAATGAAGGATAGTGTGCCGGTGAGGTAAGGTTTATCTAAATGCTCGAACACGTCAAGGTCAGTCACCGCATTTCGGATATCCACTTTTTTGTGTGAAGTGAAATGAGTACTTTCGATGAGAACTTTTTTAAATTCAAAAGGTGTTTTATGTTCGAGTTCACTAATTGCTGTCATAACTTACCCATAGAGTCTTGAATGGCTCGCACAACAGAATTTATATTACCTTTGCGAAGTACGCGTATTTGTTTTAATGATTCATTCTGTTGGTGATAGTGCTCTTCGTGAGTCACTTCTATATCATTAACTCCGGGCCCGAGGTATGGGTCGATGTCTATAATATTACCTTCAATATCAGTATAAAAACGAGCGGACTTGTGTTCGGGTTCAACTGTGTTCACAAGCAATGTTTCCAAAACACCTTCGTTATTGGTAGAATCTAATTGTTCACCGTTAGAAAAGGAACCCGATACCATCTTCACTACAACTTGCCCGAGCCGAACATGTCGATGTAGAACTTCAGCAGTACCGTTCGCTCCTTGGATGGTTTGGTGGGTCAAGAACTTGTTTACAATATCCTCACTCGTGTTTAACACAATGTAAGGATGTTCTTTCTCCACTTTCGCTTGTACCTGAGCATACGGTAATGGCCATCCACGTTCGCGAATCTCATCGTTCATGAAATAGAATGTCCAGTGTAAATTAGCATCGCCGTACAACTTATATGCTACATGATCAGGACGTTCGCCATCAGCAATGTAGTAGTCAGTATAGAATGAGGTAGCATCCTTAACGTTATCCAAAATATCAGCGTACGCAGTAAGATTTTGCGCAATGGAGCGATCAGCGGTATCGCCGAATCTATAGAATATTTTAGGGAAGTATTTAAAGTATGCCATTAGTAACCACCATCTCCACTTTCGTCTGTGCTTTCTTCAATATCTTCGCGACTTAATGTTCTGTCCTCTACCATTGTAAACGACAAGTCAATTTCAGCAGGAGTTCCGTCTTCATGGAATGCCATTGAACCCGCATTATAATTTACACTGATACTGCGTATGAAGGTATTGCGTAATTTAGTTCCGACTCGTACTGGAGCCGCACCCTCGATGTCTGGCATAAACCAACTCGATACATCGAATACCATAGGATACTTATAACCCGCACTTATACCATCTCCCACACCACCAATCATCTCAGGGTATGCGGATTTCCTAAAGATATGAATAATATTTTTAATTTCGTCAGCCTCTTTCTTACTCTTAGGAATAAACTTAAACTGAAACTGAAACTCACGTATTCCTACGTTTCTGAACTGAGTCCGTATGTTTGGATTAACAGATACCGCTCCAGCAATACTAACTGCTGATCCTGCGGTTTCATTGATTTTCTGCGCCCCACGCGCAAGAGCAAGTCTTGCTAATGCGGGAGTCTTTGCGCTATTGACCATATCTGTGATAGATTGTTTTCCACTAGTAATAGATTGCGCCAACGCGCCCATCGCGCCACTACCTGACGACAACGCTTGAAAACCGGCAGCACCAGCAGTACCCAAACTAGGTGTGTCATATCCAAAGTTATCTGTGATCACTAGAGAGACTGGTAAGTATAGCGCTACCACGTCACCCGTGTATTCGATGCTTCTCGCTACTACTTCTTTTGACTCTGTACCGGCACCGGATTCGGCAGCTTTCACTGCTTCCGCTTCCTCTTCATTTTTTGGTTTACCGTCACCTTCGTCTTCGCTTGGTCGGTTAAGAGCAAACATACTTTCGAACAACGCACCAAAGTCAATACCTTTAATGGTCGGTGGTTTAATTTCTTTTATGTGAAATAATACCTTAGACCGAGAATTTGTAGTATCTAGAGGATACTGCAGTATCTTTTTTGACTTGGCTGTGTTGTCTGTAGTGTCGGTAGGTTCTGTTTCTGCCATCGGAATAACTCTCGGTTATAAATACTTTTTACTATTTATACATAAAGTTACTAATGAAAACATACAAAGGCAGATACCAACCGAAAAACCCAGAAAAGTACGCTGGTGATGTGGATAATGTCGTCTATCGTTCAGGTTGGGAACGACATGTTATGAAATGGTGCGACGAAAGTATAGACATCGTACAGTGGATGTCCGAAGAACTTGTTATACCGTACATATGCGAAACCGATGGAAGACCTCACCGATACTTCACCGACTTTGTTATTAAGTACAAGTCTGGACGAGTGGTTATTGTGGAAGTCAAACCTCATAAAGAGACCCTGTTACCCGTACGTAAACAAGGTAAGACTAGACGTACTATATTGACCGAAGGAATGACATACATCAAGAACCAGTCGAAGTGGAAGGCCGCTAAGGCGTATGCTGATGACCGTGGATATCACTTCGAGATATGGACTGAGAAAGAATTGACCGCAATGGGTGTCATGCCCAAGTCCACTCAAAAGATGCGTACCAAGAAACCCCTGAAAAAACTTGCGCCCTTCCGTAAGAAAAAGAAATAGTTCCTGTATAAATAGTAGGAATAGATTTTAACTCAGGAACTTTATGTCTACAGTATTTAACAGACTAGAACTACAAGCATTCCGTGCGGGTATTACTCCTCGCACAAAGGAGTCGCGAGCATGGTTCCAACAAAAGATTAAGAATCTACGTAGCATCAATCGTGAAGCATTGATGAAAGAAGAACCTTTAAAGCAAGTGAGTACCGAAATTGTCGGTAGCATGTATATGTTCTTCTACGATCCGAAGCACAAAGAGACATTACCGTATTACGATACGTTTCCTTTAGTGGTCGTTGTCGGGCCCGCAGAAGGCGGATTCCTAGGATTGAACCTTCATTACCTACCTCCTATCTTACGTGCTAAGATGTTGGACGGGTTGATGGAGATTACTACTAACAATAAGTTTAACGATTCTACGCGATTCAAGATGACATATGAGTTACTTGCGCGAGCATCGAAATTTAAGTACTACAAACCCTGTCTCAAACATTATTTGAATAAACAGGTAAAAAGTAAGTTCGCATTGGTTCCTGCTCCAGAGTGGGAGATTGCTACATTCCTTCCGACAGCACAATTCCGTAAGGCGAACTCTAAGAAAGTCTACGCAGACTCTAAGAAAATGATAGGTGGATAACCAATGGCATCAATAGAAGATTTAAAGAGTAGACTTATTAGTCGAGGCGGACTAGCGTCTGCTAACCAGTTTGGTGTGGTACTACCATCAAAAGTAGGTATCACTAAATTAAGTGGCGCTAAGAATAATAACATATTGTGTAAAAGCGCAACGTTGCCTGGCAGACAAATTACTACACTAGATAGACAAATTGGTCTGTATAGTGAAAAGATTGCCAATGGATTCCTCGTAGAAGATGTTACGTTGACCTTCCATCTTCTGAACGATTATAGTGTTCGTAAATATTTTGATAAATGGTTGGGAGCAATGGTAGGGCATATGACACCCACTCCCCCCAAAGAACCTAAACCTCCCGCAGAAGGCGAAGAAGCTAAACCACCAGCACCAAAACCTTTATCGAGGGGTGCCATCGGGTGGAAGGACGATTACGTTGCGGACATTATAATACATCAATTAAAAAAACCACAGGTTCGTGTGGGGTTCGACCTAGGGCCTTTAGATATTAATCTAGACCTACTGGGAGGTACCGTGTACAGTGTTAAACTGATAGACGCTTTCCCGACAAACGTATCAACTATTCAATTGAGTGATGACCTCGACGGATTAGTAGAAGTAACTGTTACATTTTCATACACCAACTGGGAGCCCTTTAAGGCTGACAAAGTAGGGTTATTCTCTGCTGACATCAATCTTAATTTCGGCGGCTTAATTTAAATTATAGGATTTATAATGGCATTACCAAAACTGAATGACACACCAAAATATCGCGTTACCGTACCATCTACAGGTCAGGAAGTTAGTTACCGACCTTTCCTAGTAAAGGAACAGAAGATGTTGCTGATCGCATCTGAGACGCAAGATAGAGTGGATATGGTTAAATCAATCATCAACACTATCAATGCGTGTACTACAGAAGACATCAAGGGAGAACTAACTACCTTTGATGTAGACTACCTATTCACTAAGATTCGGTCAAAATCCGTAGGTGAGACAAGTACATTATTAATTTCATGTACCGAATGTGAAATGAATAACGAAGTTGTGGTTGAACTCGATAAGATAGAAGTTGAGGGAGTGGCCACCGATGTTAAAATCAATATCACTGACGACATTGTTCTTGAAATGAGATACCCGACATACGAAGACTTTATGAAAAATGAGAAACTTCTACATGGTACGAGTGCTACAGAATCTCTACTAGAGTTGCTTATCACATGTATAGCGACTATATGTACCGAAGAAGAACGATACTCGACCAAAGATTCGACTAGAGAAGAACTAATTGATTTTATAGACTCAATGACAGCACAACAGTTCGAGACAATTTCGACATTTGTAAATGATATGCCCACACTTAAAGAAGAAGTTAAATTTACGTGTGCGCAGTGTAATACAGAGAACTCTAAAGTTCTAGAAGGCATAGATGATTTTTTTTGATTAATCTCTCTCATGACACGTTGGTAAATTACTACCAAGTTAACTTCCAACTGTTAAACAACTTCAACTACTCATTGAGTGATGTTGAAGAAATGTTGCCTTGGGAGAGAGAGATTTATTTGACCATGTTGATTGACGACCTAAAAGAAAAAAGAGAAAGAGCACAACAGCAGGGATAACCCATGATTGAAACATTAATAGAGCACCTAAAATCACAGAATAATACTCTGGATAGTGTTAACACTAACCTTACGAGTATGAACAGTTCTTTAGCGACAATGATTCTGAGTGACCGGAAGGACGAACTTCGTCGCCGTGAAGCAGATGATGATGCTAAAAGAGCAGCGAGTGCTGCCTCCCGAACAACCAGTACTGCCGGTGGTGGTGGTAGTAAAAAAGGTGGTGGCGGTGGTAGATTTTCGGGTTTTGGTGGTGTTCTAGGTGGATTTGGTGCGGGTACGTTGGCAGGTGGGGCAACAAGTTTATTAGGTAGAGCTGCCCTGGCAGGTGGTTTGGCTGCGGGTGCCGACAATATTGCTAGTTATGTTCAAGAACAGACTGGTTCAAGTGACCTCGCTGATGCCGCGCATCGAGCAACAAAACTGGGGTCATTCGGTCTTCTTTTGGGTACGCGTTTTGCTTTACTGGGTGCGGTAGGTGGAGCCCTTGCTACTCCCGAAGTTATATCAGAACTTGAAAAGTTGGGAGACAAGGCAGCAGGACTGAAAGAGCCTTTGATGAAATTCACAGGTGCTCTACCTTCATTGAACGACGCACTTTCTAAAGTGACTGAAACCGTGGTAGGGACTTTAAGTTTTATTAATTCAGCAATCGAGGGAGACGTGCCCGCTGCTTTAGACAAGGTCGACGAAGCGGCAGTATTGGCTCTTGGTGTTAAAGGAGGTATGGACGCTAACAAGAATAAGGAGAAACTTACTAGAGCAGGTCGAAGAGCTGCGCAAAATGCTCGGCAGGCAGCAATCAAGGCAAAAAAAGTTACTTCACCAGTATCAGAAATGGAGTTCTCTAAAAGTCAACGTCAACAATTTAATTCTGAAACTGCTAAGGGTTTGAGTGACAAGGAAATTAAAGCTTTGGAGCTAGATGGACTCAAGGTAGATAAAACTACCGGTAGTATCTCTAAGGTCGGTGGTGAATTTGTAAGTGCTGATAAGGTAGATGAATTATTTGCTAAGAATGAAATCAAAACGTCAACCCAAAGTCTCAGTGCTAAAAACTTTATAGATGAACTTAATGGTAAAGCGGCAGCGAAATACGGTAAGTTTGGTAAGGCATTATCCTTCTTAAAGAAAGTTCCGGCATTGGGTTCTTTAATAAGTGGTGGAATAATAGCAAATATTTTAATGGATGAGACCACATCTACGAAAGAAAAAGCGGCATTGCTTAGTAAAGAATTGGGTAGCATAGGTGGCGCAGCTCTTGGTGGCGCAGTTGGTGGTTTGATAGGAACCTTAGGCATGCCCGGCATAGGTACTCTTACTGGAGGTGTATTGGGTGCTTTAGCTGGTTCGTGGTCAGGAGAGGAATTGGGAGAAAAGTTTGCCAATTGGATGTTAGGTGTAGACGATTCAGCATCAGAACCCTCAGAACCTGTGGCAGCAGCCGGTGGAAATAAAAGACGACGAGGTGCTGGTGCCAAACCTTCTCAGGTTAGTAGTAGTGTCACGTCAGCACCGTATCCTCAGTCTGGTGTTAAGGTTGCGACAGCATCTAGTGATATGTTTGCCGCTCAGGCGCAACAAAATATCGTGGTGGTAGACAATAGTAATGTCAGTAATAATGTCAGCACTCAGGCAGGTGATGTTAGTTTCAGCGGAACCACTGGTTTCGACTTCTATGACCCAATGATGGGTTCTAGAACTGCATAAAAAAAAGGGGGAACTTTCGTTCCCCCCGAATCCAAATATCTGGATTAATCTTCAGCAGCCATCTTCGCGAAATACGACAGAGTATCATCAGTCGATTCGGCGACAGGCGCCTCGGCAGCAGGAGCTGATACAACCGTTGGTTCTGACGCTGAACGAATTGGAGCAGCTTCTGCCGATTGGGCAAGTGCTTCATTCTTCAGAGTAGCACCGTTTCCAGTTGCTACTCCTAGGACAGTATCCAACTTAGCCTTCAAATCATCATAAGACTTGAACCAGTTCGCATCAAATGCGTTCGGGTAGTTTGGTACTTGGAACTCATTCAGGTCATACAAAGAGTTATAGGTGGATTCCAACCTAGTCTCGTCTGCCTCAAACAGAGCAGTAGGAGATTTGAAATCTGACTTATCATAGTTGCGGTATCCTGCGACATTACGAATCTTCAATTCGAAGTTCGCACCAGACCAGAAATCGAATGGATTGACCGGAGTCTCGCCAGGAAATTCTGGTTGCATCATATCCATGATCTTGTCAAAGATTTTCTTACCGAACTCGTAGATCATTACCTTGCCATTGTTGGCTGGGTTTGCGGGATCATTAACGACTAGGATGTTAGTAACGTAGTGTAGACGACGCTTCTGACGACGGGCAGTCTCTTTATCTTCTTCGATACCAGAGTTCCATAGACGAGAGTTTAACTCACCTAATGGGTCGTTCTGACCTAGTGTAGTCAATGAACGTTCGATGTACCACTGACCGGTTGGGCCTTTAAAGGCATGATCCCAATAACGTACCCACGGTAGGTCTTGACCTTCCATCGCGGGTAGAAAACGAATGATAGCGTAACCATTACCTGCTTCATCAACAGTAGGTTTCCACTTGCGGTCGTCTTGGTATTTGTTTGTGTTGGTTGCCTGACCGGATGCTTCGGTAGCAGCGGTAACAAGCTTTGAGATATCCATAGATTTGGATTTTAGATTTGCGAAAGACATAATATTTCCTTTAGTATTAGGATTACTTAAATATAAACAATGGTCGTATGAACAATGTATGTGATTGCCTCTAGGGCACTGCTATTTATAACACATCTAAAGTGTTAAGTTTTGGTAGAAAGTTTAACTGCCGAGCTTCTGCTTCGAGGTTTTCGATTATTGGGACAGTAAGATATTTTTTAATGTCCTCTACCTCTAGACCTTGAACTTCACAAAGATGAACTATAGTATCCATATAACTCATACGATGTTTGAATACGAACTCTTCTATGTTGCGAGAGAAGGTTTTCCTATCCAAAAAGTTGGCAGCGTTCTCTGCCTTTCTATTCATCCAGTACACCAACCGATAAAACATTCTCTACTTTAAAAGAGCGCCATGCTTGTTTATCGATTGCGAAAGCACGAATTACAGACTTGTTGACAGAGTAGTCAGCGTTAGTCTCGGATACTTTAGGTTGCTCGGTAACAGGTAATAAATTAGTCGCTAAGGTACAAGGCATTACTCGCGTCTCGCCATTAACCTTAGTGAACGTCACCTCTAGAATGTTTTTCTTGAGGGTATCCATAAGTGAATCATATTCGAATGTTTTAGAATCGGTCATATTCAGCGTCCTCTTCAGATACTTCGGCGTCGGCATGAACATACTTGAGAAAATCTTCGTTGCCGTCAAGCATTACAATAACGGTTTCAAGACACTTCAACACATTTTCCATGTTACCGATGACTTCATCATCTTTGGTTTCTTTTTGAGCTTCTTCAGCATAATCCTGTAGAGACTCGATGTACACGATACGTAAGAACTCACGTGAGATAAGAGTTACATCGTTTTTAGGGTATCGACCTAAGTCAATTAAGTTTGGTGATTCAGACATTAATTCCATTCCTCGTTAGTGTTTGCTTTATAAACATCATTAAAATGAGCATTGACATATTTGTCAGTGTCATGCCAACTAATGTTGGACTTATAGTCTTGGCGGTCTAACGCCGAAACTTCTTTCGCGAGCAGTAGATTAGACCTACGTACTTTTGAACTTTTCTGTACTCTGAGAGTAGCACGACGAATCATTGCGTATCTCATTACTTTATCTACAGCCATTATACATTAATCCTTATCTTGTGTCAAGTAAAATTTACCGGTCTTCTTAGCTTCCTTTTTACGGTCAACATGTACCGCAGCGACATTATACTTTCTAGCATACTTAGCAACTGGATTTGACTTTTTCATTTTGTCCTCAATCTTCATTTACGAGATCCGACCAACTCTTTAGTTTTATTCGTTTCTCTGCTGAATACAAATCTAGGTCGGTATAAGACACGAGGTCGTATTCTTGGCAAAGGTCGATCATACACTGAAGGTCACCGAGTTCTTTGGCGAACCGCTCAAGAGTGTCATGGTCTTGACCAAATCGTTTTAGTTTAGATGCCATCTGAATAACTTCAGCACACTCTTCCTGAAGAATCGTTAAGAGTTCAGTACAACTATCATTGTGTCTCAACATCTTAGAGTCCCATCAATGTGTTGTCGCGGAAATACAAACCGGTAGGTGGAGTTAACTTACCAAGCATTGCCCAGTCTTCTGCCTTTAACGCGGGGACATATTGTCCGTATTGGTCAGCAAACTCTTTACCCATCTCGTTGTATTCGTTAAGGTACTGAAGAGCTTCTGCGGCAGCAACTTTGGCATCCTTATTCTCAAAAGTCTTTTCATCATAACGGTTAGTCAGTTTTGGTTTAGCAACAAATTTAAACATAATATATTCTCTCTCAATCAATTAGGTGGCTATTATACTTCTTTCAGAAACAAATGTCAAGGGCTTATTTAGCTTTAGATTCTTTTAACTTCCTAAATTGCCATCTTAGAAACCATTTCATTCGCCGGAAGTACTCTTTCGAATCGTAGTCAGGGTATTTTCCGTCATACCCTTCACACTCTTCACAATGAAGTGTCCACTGTTTAAAACAAAATTCTCTGAAAGTCATTAGTAGTACCAGCTGTTGTAGTGTTCTGCTTCCGCAGTAGTAGGACGGGCGCAAGAGTAAGAAGAAGTCTTGAAACCACCGTAGTTGTCCAGACGTTTCTTCATCTCTTCGCCAATGAAAGAGTTGGGAACCGCACGAACATTCTGACAGTCATAACCTTCTGAACCTTTGACAGTCTGAGACGCAATCTCACGAACGATCACAGTCCGAGCAGTAGGTTTCGCAACAACTTGGTAGAGATCGACTTGAGTCTGTTCGTAACCCCAAGAGTCAACGAACAGGTCACCGACCTTAACGCCGGCGGCAAGTTCTGCTGCCTTGACTTTCTGCGCTTCTTTACGTTTTGCGCGATACTCGGTAACAGCGAGACGATTATCAATGAACTCTTGTTGCGCTTCATACATGCGTTCAACACTACGGTAACGAACGTGGTACTCAGTCTTGTAACCAAGACGGGCACGAGGAGCAAGACGGTCGCACTTGGCGATCATACGTTCTTCATCAATAGTAAGAATAAGGTCGTGTTTCGCGAACAACTCAATCATTTCATTTTTCATAATACATCTCTCTCAATCAATTAGGTAGCTATTATAACATAACTGGGAACAATGTCAAGGGCCCTAGCCAAAATAATTTAAATATTTTTCTCACGCAGGTGTCTTATTTTTGCTTCGACGATATCAAGAACACATAACTCAGTTCCCCCGATGTGCCACTTATAGAGTTCTCCGCCTCTACTTTTAACCCCACCGTCATAATCTTTCCAGTCATACACAGTGATCGGAGTTTCTTCTCCGTAGAAGTTATATCCAACGAACTCCCATTCGGTACAAATCTTATCTTCTACATCAAGCGCATCACGAAGATAGGTAGGTTCTCCAAGAACCTCGACTAACTCGTAGTAAGTGGCGTCAATGTAACCTTTTAAACTAGTCATCATAAAACCTCAAAAATAATAAATGGTGGGAGGAGCAGTGAACCGAAGTTCCTATTCCTGATTCCAGATGTCTCGGAGACAAGCAGTGAACCCCGAAGGTTCTTAATCAGGAGACCAGACCTCCCCATCAACAGTAGCTATTATACACGATTCAGCTACAAAAACAAGGGCTTTCTTAGAACAATTTGTTATATCAACCTAACTTCTTATTTCTTTTTAGTGGCAGGAGACTTCTTCTTAACGGGGGCCTTTGCGTTAAAGGTCTTTCGTTTGACAGTAGGTTTCTTAACAGTAGGTTTCTT